GACGGATGATGTCGTCGATGCGCCTGCGCGTAGTGCAAGCAAGCGGAAGAAAACACCGACAAAGAAATCTGCCGTGAAGAAGAAAAAGAAAACACGGTAAGGATATCAAACATGATTGTCGTCGTGCGTGATGGGGCGATTGCGCTCTATACATACGACACGGATACCAAGACTGAGGGGCTGTCTCCAGCGAAAGCCGACATCGAAGATATCAGAATGGCCTTGCGTGAAGCATTGGAATTTATCGGGAGTGATCCACTATAAGTGGGGAGTGACCTGCCATGACCGACGATGAAATCCGTGACAGCATCTTGATCTTAGAGCAACAGATTAAACGGCGCAATCAACCGAAGTTGTGGGATCTGATTGAAGAGGCAGAAGCCATCCTGGATGGCAGGGGCACGGTGTTGAACCGCACGCAAGTGGAGCACGACCTTGAACGTGAGCTGTTACTTCTGTAAAATCTGGAGATGGTGGCATGGCAGAAAAAATCTACATGTGGATTGCGTGGCATCTGCCTCGAACACTCGTGATGTGGTGCGCAGTTCGCATTGGCGCGCACGCAACGCAAGGTGAATACAGCAATCAAGAAGTGCCGGCGCTGACATTCATGGATGCATTGAAGCGGTGGGGCTAAACGCCAACCTGCAAAGGTGGAAATGATGGCCTATCAATTCTTCGACACCTTCCATAATTTCTTAAGCGGCCTTGGTGTCCAGGGCCGCGATAAGATGACGGCCTTTTCTTACGTCAAGCCGATATGGACCCGCCAACAACTCGAAGCATCTTTCCAATCAGACTGGATCGCACGCAAAGCCATTAGCATTCCAGCCCAGGATGCAACGCGTGAATGGCGGTCGTGGCAGGCCAAGGGCAAACAGATCGAATTGCTTGAAGCCACAGAGAACAGGCTGCAAGTCCAATTGAAATTGCAACAGGCACTAACCAAGGCGCGCCTGTATGGTGGTGCGTGCATCTTGATTGGTGTCGACGGCAACATGTCGAAAGAATTGGACCCTGCCACCATCCCGAAAGATGGCCTCAAATATCTGCATGTCCTGGCACCACATCAATTGACCGTCGAGAGACTGGTTCATGATCTTGAGTCGCCGTATTATGGGCAGCCTGAATACTATGAATTGTCCGACAACATCAGCCGCACGAAGAGTGTCAAGATCCACCCATCACGGATGGTGCGATTGATTGGCCTCGACCAACCTGATCCCATGGAAGGGTCGGGATGGGGTGATCCGGTGATGCAGGTTATTCACGACAGCGTCAGTGCAGCAGGCACCGTGATGCAGTCCATCGCAGTGTTGGTATCAGAAGCCAAACTGGATGTGATCAAGATACCTGGTCTCACCGAGATATTCAGTACGACAGAGGGCACCAATCGCCTGGTGAAGAGGTTTACTGAGGCCAATGTCGCTAAATCAGTGGTCAATGCCCTGATCATGGATGCCGAAGAAGAATGGCAGCGCATTGGTGTCAATTTCCAGGGAATGCCCGAGGTCCTGCAGATGTATATGCAGATGGCCGCGGGTGCGGCCGACATCCCAGCAACCCGCTTCCTGGGTCAGTCACCTGCCGGATTGAACAGCACAGGTGAAAGCGATCTGCAGAATTACTATGATCGGATTGCATCTGATCAAGAATTGCGCCTCACGCCGGCGCTTGAGAAACTAGACAAGGCCATTGTCCAATCATCTCTCGGCAAGACCGATGAGAACATCTTCTACAACTGGAATTCGTTGTGGCAGATGACCGATACTCAAAAGGCTGACATCGCCAAGAAGAAAGCCGAAGTAGTCAAGATCGATGTGGATTGCGGGTTGATCCCATTCGTCGCCTTGGCCAAAGGCCGATCCAATCAGTTGATCGAGGATGGTACCTATCCTGGCTTCGAAGCTGCACTGGAAGAAGAATTAGCCAAGCAAGATTTTGCTGAACGGGAAGAAGAGGCGATCATCAAGGAAGAGGAAGCGGCCAAGCAGGCTGCTGAAATCGCCAAGGCCGGCAAGGAAGAGGAAGATCCTGAAAAGGAAAATCCGCCGCCGAAGAAACCCGTCAAGGAGAAAGTACCTGCTGAATGAACATGATGATCCTCGATGATCGTCGGCGAGATCCAACGCGAAGCAGCGGGATACGGCGGCATGGTCGGGGTGTCATCAATCGGCGGGTCTTCGAATTGCACAAGGGCTTGCGGCAGGCTATTCAAGAACAAGATGTCATTGGTCTGAAAGAAACGCCTTCACAATTCATGTCCTGGGTGGAGAACAACGCACAGAAGATCGGCCGCACAGAACCCGTGATGCAGCGTCTCGTCGAGTCATCTGTGTCACAACCATCTGATTGGCTCACAGAAACCATCGCTGCCGCCGTGTTCAGAGGTGTGGCGCAGGCTCTTCGAGAGCTGAAGAACGATCAACAATTGCTCGATTTGTCAGAGGTCATCGAATTCCATGGCCTCAAAACAGCCCATGAAGTGCAAGGCATAGGGTGGGAAACCAAGCGGCGGTTCTTGCGACATGTCGGTAATGCGTTGGAAAAGAAACAACGGCCGGCAGAACTGATGCGGGAAATGCGGGCCACATTGGAAAACGTAACTCGCCGGCGCTTGATACTCTTAGTCAATACGGCAGTGGTTGGTGCACTCAATGCTGGTAAGCTGCTGGCTTATCGTGAAAACGGTATTCTGCAAGTGGGTATTGAGCCTGAATGGTTGCCTGCTCCTAATCGGCATTCTGTTGGTGATCGTCGGCATTCCATGGGCCATTCTCACCGGCATCATTTACGCGACGAAGCACTTGTTAACGTACTGACCGCAGGTGATGATGACGTCTGCGATGAGTGTGAAGATATCGCGGGTGATGGTCCGTATGATCTTGAAGAAGCCGCGGGCCTAATCCCCGCCCATCCTAATTGCCGTTGCGCCTTTGTGCCGTTCGGAGATCGACGTTACGCTGAGATTGAAGAACAACGGGAGCGTGATGATGAGTAATGGTCTTGAACGCGGTGAAATGCTCACAGGCAAAGATCGGCAGTCAGCACTCGAACAGCCGACCCCGTTGACTGTTGAACCTGTCGTTCTGACGAATGAGATCTATCCGCCGATCAGATCCACCCCCACAATTATCATCATGGAGAAAGAAATGGGCCGTCGTTTTACAGTGCTTGATGACTTCACAAGCGAAGAGACAGCATCGGATTACGTTGCCGGGTTGTCCTATGAAGCCCGCGATGAAGACGAGAAATTGCTCGGCCTGATCGATAAGTGGATCAAAGAGGGCAAAGTACGCGAGGGCGGACCCGAGGCCCAGATGACTGGCGGTGATGCCGAAGAAGACGACGATAAGTAAAATCCGACAACCCTTTCCCAACCAGGAGTAACACCAATGGCTGTAACCCATCCTGCCGCCGTCCGTACTGGCATGGCGGACTACGTCGTCGATCAACTCGACATCAATACACCGCCTGGTAAAGTGGTCATGTTGACTGCAGCCAGTGCTGTGGTGGCGACATTGACGCTAGCCAATCCGGCATTCGGCGCAGCATCTGCTGGTGTGGCCACTGCCAACACCATCGCGGCAGATACCAACGCAGTCGGTGGCACCATTGCCAAAGCCGAATTGCGCCAAGGCAATGCCACGCCGATCATCCTCTGCAGTGTCACAGCAACTGGCGGCGGTGGGGATATCCAGCTCAACTCAGTCGTGATCTCTGCTGGTCAGCAAGTGTCGCTGACATCACTGACCTACGCCGCACCAGCGTAGTTTTCAAATGGCCCTCCCGGTAACGATCAGTGGTCTAAGCACCACAGTCTCGCCGGTTGGGCCGTTCAAAGCCACTGTCTCTAATTTTGCGCCACTTGTTGTATGCTCTTTAAGTGACACTAATAGCAATTTTGGTAACAGCGGTCAGCCCCGTGTAGCTCAACAATTTACGACTGGTCCATACGGTGCATCTATCACTTCAATCGAAGTGAAACTGTTCAAAGTACAAGCACCGATAGACGGTGTTATCCTTCAAGTTTTCGCAGTAGACGGTGCGGGGCTTCCTACGGGTACGGCGCTTGGCGCCTCGACTACAATTCCAAATGGGTCCATCACCGGTACGACCACTGCCACGGCCAATGTTGTAACAGCGACCTTTACGACACCAGTTGCGTTGGCGGCAAATACTAAATACGCAATGGTCTTTATCCGATCCGGCGCTACCGATGGCACCAATTACTGGCGAGCATGTGGTTCTTCTAGTTCAACATATACCGGTGGCGTTACCTGCTACTACAACGGGACGGCGTGGTTTGTTTCTCCGGGTAGTTATGATTACTACATGACGATTGGCGGCGCTGGTGACGGTAGTGCTACTGAAACTTATTATCTGTTTGGCTTTGATGACATTGGTGGCTCTGGTGGGGACGGCAGGCGGCTTGTTACTCTGAAGGCCGATGATCCTTCATCAGAATGGACAGTGATAAATAGCCTGCCGACAACAGGTAACACGCCGATCAAAGAGTTGGCTGGTTATCAGGTTGGTGGCGTTGTCCACATTCTGTTGAGCCAATCAGGCGCTCCAACTATCAATGATGTCCGTTATTGCAAATGGGATTCCGCGACTGATAGTTGGTCTGTCAACAATGAGACTGTCGTTACTAACGTATCGATGGTGGGAACGGGCATCGCCCAATCGAATGGCGTTTCTCTAGTTGTTCGTTCGACTGGCGAGGTTGTTGCGTTCTATAATGGCGCGTCATCCAATACATCAGGCAAACCTTACTGTCGGCTGTACTATAATCGACGCTCAACGGCAGGCGCGTGGGGCACAGCAGTCAGGGTCGATGCCAATACGGCGGTTGATAATATAAAACCTGCGGCTGTGTTGGGCGCATCCGACAGAGTGCATTTCATATGGTCTCCCACTTCTGCCGGCAATTCGCAGCAGCACCGAGCCTTGACAGCGGCAAATGCTTTAGGAACGGCAGCGGTTGTCACGACTGCAACACCCGGTAGTCAATGGGGTGCGGGTAGCTATTCTACTGGCGGCGTGACTTACATTTGTTTGATGATGTATAGCACTCTTATCTATGCGACGAGTGCCGACACTCCGACATGGGCCAATACAGCAGTAACCAACCCACAGTCTGTCGGCGTTACAACTGATCCGTATTTTGATGGCACAGACATCTGGCTGCTTTACGTCACTACATCTACTTATGATGTCTATGTATCAAAGTCGGCCAACAGAGCAACGATAGCTAATCCAGCGACGTTGGCTATGACGGCACAGGTGCCGTTGGCCGCGACAAGCCTGTCGAAGAACGGTGCGATCTATCAACGCGACAGTAACGTTGTTATCCCTTATGTCGCCAATGATAATGGGACGTGGAAGTACAATGAGTATCTGGTTCGTGTTGTCACGCAGGCCGATGCGTGGAGTGCCGCCGACAAAACAACAGGATGCGACCTGTCGGACAACGACAAGACGGCGACCGCCACCACTGCTGGTGCCAGAGCGGTTCGCAGCACGACGCAGAACCTCAACGGATTGTACTACGCAGAATTCAAGATCAATACCGGAACGGATTTCAATCTTGGCATGAAGTCCGCTGGCCAATCTCTGGCCGATCAGTCAACGGGTTTCAGTGTCTATACTTCTAGCGGCACCATTCGCAATAACACCACCAGCGTTGGAAACATCGGCGGCGCGTGTGCGGTTGGTGATGTTGTCTGCGTGGCGTGGAATTCGGCATCCGGCAAGGCTTGGATGCGCAAGAACAACGGGCTTTGGAATAACAACGCGGCGGCTGATCCGGCAACAGACGCCAATGGTCTGACCTGTACGTCTTTTGGGCATCTGTGGTTTTACTCCGGTGTGGCTGGTGCCAGCGCCACGGTACGCACCGAGCTTGCCGAGCTTCAGTATCAGGGACCATCTGGCTACTCGACGTGGATGGGCGAAGTCCTTCCGACTGCTGATGCGTGGAACGTCAACGACAAAACAGCCAATATCACGCTGTCGAATGGCGACAAGACCGCCACTTGTAGTTCGGTTGGTGCAAGCGGGATCAGATCAACTACTGCGCATGGGTCAACGGCGGGCAAGCTCTACCTTGAGATGGTCCTTCACGCTGGTGGACCTGTACTTGGTCTTAAAGGGACAGTGACCGGGACTGTTTCCAACCAGTCATCCAACTATGTTGGTTGCTACACGCCAACCGGACAGGTGAACATCAATTACGGGAGCAATCTGGCGACCCTCGGTGCTTTCGCAGCCGGTGATGTTCTCTCTATTGCGTGGGATGCTAACGCTAAACTTATCTGGTTTCGGAGAAACAACGACACTTGGTCGAAGGGAGGTGACCCAGCGGCGGGACTTTTCGGCATAGACACTTCTGCGCTGCCGGACCCATTGAACGCTGCATGGATGGGAGTGAACGCAGTAGGAAACTCAGTCACCGTCCGCACCGAGAAAGACGAATTCACCCAGACCACACCGGCCGGTTTCCTATCATGGATGGGCGAGACCCTTGTCATTCCCGACATGGGCACCCTGGTTTCTGATGCAGCTACAATTGCTGGCGTTGGCAATGTAGAATGGGCGGGGACAGGTAACCTTGTTCCGCAACCTAGTACAGTCATTGGATTAGCTGCTTCTCGTTCAACCGGCACTGGTGCGTTGGTAGCGGTTGGATATACGCGTACCAATCTACTCGCTCGCTCACAAGAATTCGACATGTGGGCGGCTGAGAATGCGCTTCGCACAGGCAATACGACGACAGCGCCTGATAGCACGTTGACGGCAGATACGCTGTCGGACGGATTGGCTACTGGTACACATTACCTCTATCAACAAAATCTCCCTGCAACAAGTGGGGCGAATTATACATTCTCTGTTTACCTGAAGGCGGGCACCCTTAATTGGGCGCAAGTGATGCTCATCACGCCCAGTGTGCGCTGGGCAAACTTCGATCTTTCGACAGGCGCGCTTGGACAGAAAGAATCCGCAGCCGTCACTGCGACCCGCACTTATGTTGGTGATGGATGGTGGCGCTGTTCGGTCACCGCTGCCGTGCAGGCTGGTACTATCTACACCGGCGGCTTCATTGCCCTGAAACAGGCAGATGTTGTTTTCTCCCAGCAACACATTGGCACTAACGCGACCTTCTATGCTTGGGGCGCACAGCTTGAGCGGGGTGATGTCGCGACGGCGTACATTCCAACAACAACCGCCGCCGTCACTATTTCAGAAACACTCATCGGCACCGGCACTGTAAGCTGGAACGCAACCGGCGGGCTCGTCGCTGGGGCGCACTCCAATTATATCTGGCCTTCGCAAGATTTTGAAAAAGTAGAGTGGGCGCGGATGGAAGTTTCGGTGTCAGCCGACGCCGTCGCCGCACCTGACAAAATGATGACGGCAGACGTAGTTGTCGCCGCTTCGACCAACAATTATCACGGCATCTATCTCAACAACGCTTTGTTGAATGTGCCAGATGGCATCATCACTACGTCGATTTATTTCAGGGCGTACACGTCGAGTTGGATACAGATCAACGACAATTTGAATTGGGCCAACTTCAACGTCAACATCGGGACAATCGGTAATAAATCTGAGACCGTGAATGCTGTCATCAGTGATGCCGGAGGTGGCTGGTATCGCTGCTCGATAACGTACCAGAGGCCAACGAGTGTCCGCCCGCAATTGTTTCTATTGTTGGGCGATCAGAATGTTGCTGGCGGCAACGTCTACACGGGTTCTGGTCAGGCGATTACTTATTGGGGCGCACAGGTCGAGGATCGCGGTGCGCCGACAGCGTATCTTCTAACGACAACGGCACCGGTCTCTTATGGTGCGCCATCAACTCTTACTGGTGCTGGTGTCGTCACCACACCACCGGCCTATGGCACGGGCGCACTGACGACGGGCCTTGCTGGTCTTGCTGGATTAGGTATCTCGAGTTCGGTTGGCACGGCGCCATTGGTTGCGGCAGGAAAGACCCGCATCAATTATTTCTTGTACTCGCAACAGTTTGATATCGGCACATGGACGAAGGCCGCTAGTGTCATCACTGCTGAAAATGCGGTTGCACCAGATAACACGCTGACGGCAGATCTTCTGACGGATACCATTGCGAGTGCTAACCACTACATGATGCAGAGTGGTGTTGGTTACACGATACCAGTAGGCACCAACACATATTCAATTTACGTCAAGCCAAAGACGCTGACATGGATACAGCTACGGGTTTCTGATACAGATACCTTCTGGGCCAACTTCAATATCGTCACTGGTGCGAAAGGGCTAGACTCGGCGAATGGCCTTACGACAGTCATCGCGCCGGTAGGCAATGGCTGGTATCGTTGTTCGGTAACTTTCCCGCATCCTCAAACTAACTGGAATGCGAATTGTTTCGTCATCATGCAGGTGGCGGATGAACCGATATCCAGTTTCGTCGGTACCGGATTGTCGGCTTGGTTGTGGGGTGCGCAATTCGAGTCAAGCGGACAAGCCACTGCTTACATACCGACGATAGGCTCAGTTGTATCTGTTACTGATGTCCTGACTGGTGTCGGCCTCATAAACAACACGGGCACTGGTGTCCTGGTTGTCACGCAACTTGCCACACTCAGTGGCGAGGGCAGCATACAATGGAACGCTACTGGTGTTCTGGCGTCCTACCCAGCAATTGTGGTCGGTGCCGGCAAAGCTGTTGATCCTCCGACCACCGGCACCGGCGTACTGATATCACTGGGTGTTGCTGCGGTCGCAGGTGTTGGTGTCTCGCGTTCGGTTGGTGAAGGTGGCGCCTACTTTGCACTGCACGGCGGCACCAAGAACCAAAACATCTGGGGCCGAACCGCGGGCTCCGGTACCGGCCAGAGTTTCATTTCTGTCGGGTCAGTAATTACCGACGTAACTGTTTATCTCGGCAAAGTAGGCACGCCGGTTGATAATTTTGTCGGGCAAATCTGGACGGAAGGATCAGCGAATCTGCCGGGGACGTTGCTCGCCACAGCCACGGTACCCGGCATAACACCATCGACCAGTAATTCGGAGGAGATAACGTTTGTCTTCTCGACGCCGGTTGCAGTCGTCAAGGGTACCAAATATATTTTCACGACTACACGCAGCGGTGCGACTTCAACAACTGATTATTACACTTCTGGCTATAGCAGTTTAAACCTGTACGCCAGTGGTCAGTTCATCACCCGAGATGCTTCCGGAGTCTGGGGCACAGCGTCTGGGGCACCGTTCGATCTCTGGATCGCCATCAATCAATCACTCGTCAAGGGTGCTGCCGCCAGTCGTGCGACACTATCCGGTCCCGGTGGTTTCGTAGAATACATCGCGACTGGCGCACTTGTTAATAACCCTGTTGTTATCGAGTCGATTGGTTCTGTCGTCGATGGTCCGGCCCATGGCACTGGCGCACTTGTAACCCTCGATGTCGCCCGTGTTGCGGGCGTTGCTATCTCTGGTTCGGTTGGTGCGCCTAACTTGCAACCATCCAACTCGGCTGCGTCAGGCGCGGGTGTCACTAAAGTCGATGGCAATGCTGTATTGGCATCGTCGAATGCCGTTGTTAATTCAGTTGGTCTTGTCCGCGATATCATCAAAGGTCCTGGTGTTCTAACCGCTGGTGCTTCGGCGTTAACAGCGTCAGGCACAGCCTTGACACCCGCCAAAGGCGATGGTGTTCTTGTTGTTACTGATACTGCAATTGTAACTGGTTCTGGCATTGTCGAATGGAATGTCACCGGCACAGGTATACTGACTAATGGTCAGTTCGCTGTTAGTGCACAAGGCAAATCGGAAACCAGAGGCACTGGTGCTCTCACATCGACATCAACGATTGTTGGTGGTGGCTTCATTCGGTGGATTGTCACTGGTGCTCTAGTTCAGAGCCGGCCAACTGTTACTGCTCCTGGCGTATCGCGTTCAATTGGTTCTGGCGCATTCGTTGTTTCTAATACAGCCGCCGTCAGTGGTCTTGGTTCGGTATTCTCTGGCGTCAGTGGCATCGGCACGCTGACATCGTTCGCCACATTATCTGCGATAGGTCGTTCAGAGTCGAATGGGCTGATTGGAACCCTGCCCAGTTCGGCGGCGTCCGTGACGGGTGTCTCCACCTCCCTCTCGTCCGGCGCTGCTGTGCTATCCAATTCGCCATCTGTCCTTGCAGCATCTGGCAAATCGATATTCATAGCGACTGGTACACTGGTTGATCAATCAGCTATCATCAGTGGTGTTGGTTCTGCAAGGTGGATGATGTCGGGCACATTGCCCGCATCTGCTGCGACATTGACAGCCCTGGGTGCCTCGAGATGGACAGGCACCGGCACATTGATCTCGGCTTCGGCCGCGGCAACTGGATCTGGTTTTAGTCAGGCCATCGGCACTGGTGCATTGCCGGCAGCTCCAGCCACGCTGGTAAGCTTTGAGGGTGTTACTGTTATCTCTGGCACGGGTGCCCTGCAGGTTGGGGCATCGGCTGTTGCTGGTGTTGGTTATCCCCGCTGGCTCGCAACCGGTGCTCTGGTTGCCACGGCATCGACCTTAACAGGGTCGGGCATTGTCATCCCGAAGACTGTTGGTGCTGGTGATCTGGTTGCACTGACATCCGCCATGGCGGGTGTGGGTGGTTCAATCTGGCGGATGTCCGGAGCATTGGTTTCAGCCCCGGCAGTGGTGGCGGCCACTGGTATTGGTGCCACCCAGGGCACTGCCCCATTGTTGGCGGCTCGGTCTACGGTCTACGGTTACGAAGGCGTCAGCGTAATAACGGGCACGGGTGCCCTACAATCCCAGTCCTATCTGGCTACGGGCCTTGGCTTTAGCCGCACCAGCGGGGCCGGCACGTTGACTGAGGCCCCATTCGGGGTGGTGGGTGAGGGTCTGAGCCAATCCACCGGCGCTGGCGTGCTGCTGGATGTCCAATCGGCTCTGAATGGAACCGGTCTATCAGCCACTGGGGGCCTGGGTGTCCTGGGTTCCATGGCCACGGTCAATGGTTCTGGTCAGGCCCAGTGGCTCGGATCTGGCGTTCTAACCTCGGATATTGCTGGGCTGGTCGCGGCAGCCATTTCTGGTTCTCGAGGTGTGGCCACCCTGGGTGTTGGTCTCTCGACCCTATCTGCCGTTGGTCAAAGCGATGTCCGGGGCACGGCGGCACTAACATCCTCTTCAGCCATCATTACTGGCTTTGCCAATCTGGTTGCTTCTGGCGCTGGTGTGCTGGTCACTGAGGATTATGTTCTACAAGGTGCTGGTCTTCAATTCGCCAGTGGTTGGGGTCAACTATACGCTTATCGATTTGAAATCGAGGGCATCGGTCAGACCTGGAATACTGGTTTCGGAAATCTGATCAGCCATTACCCGGCATTGATGCTAGGCCGGGGCGCTGTTTCATCGAATGCGATTGGTGTTCTGCAATCAGGCCCCGCAAAGATCGTCGGTGGCAGTGTCCAGACCATTGGCCTTGGTGTTCTGCTTGCTCAGCGCAGCACTATCAGTGGCGTCGGTTATGTTGAAACGGTCACTCCGCCTGTTGAAGGCGAATGGGTTCCTACACCACTGCCGCCCAGTTACCATGGTGTCGCGTCATGGGGTGGTGCATCTATGGTTAGGCCTTGGGTCAATCCCGGCATCCAGCCGTGGCGTAGGGTAGGATAATTGGATGCATGGCAAAATCAAAAGCCAAGATGCGCGGTTATGTTGTTCTGCAGGAACCGCCTCCTGTTGAAGCATCCGATCCACTCGTGTGGATGGTTAATCGGCTGCGGACTGATGAAGAAAACCAGCCACTGCAGGAAGGGATTTTTTCAAACTACAACGACGACATCGTTCTGGAAACGAACAGCAATACGCTTGTCGGTCGGTATGATCCCGCGCGCGGACCCGCGCAAAGCCTGATCATTGGCGACGGCCTTCGAGTTGAAGATGGCACGTTGATTGGTGAAGGTGGTGGCGAAAAAGGTGACCCTGGTCCGCAAGGTCCTGTTGGTCCTGTTGGTCCTCCAGGTCCTGCTGGTGCGTCTTCGTCGATGTGGCTCTATCGATTTGATAGTGCCACATCTGCAATGGACCCTGGTGCTGGTCGGTTACGCTACAACCATGCTGATCCGACACAGGCGACACGGATTTATTTTGACCGGCTGACACAGGACGGTCTTGATCCGACCATCGCATTCACGGCAGCAACATTCGACGACGAGTTTGTTATTCAGCGGCGAGGGTTATCAGCTCAGTACCAGACATGGAAAATGCTGGCACCTGCGATTGATCGAACTGACTGGTTCGAGATATGGGTTCAGTACGTTGGGCAGACTGGCGCCAATTTCTCTAACAATATGGAGATCACGACCATCCTGCGCACGCGGGGTCAGCGTGGTCCGGTTGGTCCCCAAGGCCCGGTAGGTCCGAAGGGTGACAAAGGAGATAAAGGCGATACCGGTCCGCAAGGTCCTGTCGGCGGCATGGGTCCGGTTGGTTCGCAAGGCGTCAAGGGAGACAAGGGCAACACAGGTGACACTGGTCCGATTGGTCCCAAAGGAGATAAGGGCGACGTCGGCAATACTGGTCTGCAAGGACCACAAGGTATTCAGGGCATCAAAGGCGACAAGGGCGATAAGGGAGACAAGGGCGACAAAGGTGATACGGGTGACACCGGACCACAAGGCCCCATTGGTGAAGGCTTGCTTGAAGAAGCACCTGCTGATGGAAAATATTACGCCCGCAAAGATCGGACGTGGGCTGAATTCGAAGCCGGCGCCAATGTCGTCATCTCTGATGATCCGCCGCCTGATCCGAAAACTGGAGATCTCTGGTGGGACTCGTCCATCGGCATGACGTTCATCTACTTCGATGATGGGACATCAAGCCAGTGGGTGGTTGCCGTTCCAATGTCGCCACCGGGACCGCAAGGACCGCAAGGCATCAAAGGCGACCAAGGCATTCAAGGTGTCCAAGGTATTCAGGGTCTCAAAGGTGATCAGGGTATTCAAGGCCCCAAAGGGGACCAAGGTATTCAAGGCCCCAAAGGTGACCAGGGCCTCAAAGGTGACCAAGGCATTCAGGGCGTCAAAGGTGATCAAGGCATTCAAGGCCTGCCAGGTCAGTGGGTACAGATCACGCAAGCCGCTTATAATGCGTTGTCACCCCCTGACCCTGCCATGCTATATGTGATCGTCGGATGACAACGCTTAATTACGCAGACAAGTTCATGATCGGTGGGCAGCAGCCCTCGGCGGTTTTCCTTGGCTCAACCAAGGTGTGGCCGACGTCGTTCAAACCAGCGGACATTGCCAACTGCATCGTATGGATTGATGCATCCAAATCGTACTGGACTAACCTCGGTAGTGGTTCAACAACGACGCTCCTCGGTTCACCGGCTCCAGTATTTCGTACTAACGCTCTCAACGGTCTGCCTGTATTAAAGATCACAAAGGGGCAGGGGCGACTCCGGTTCACCGGTCTGAATGTCAATAGAGATTGGACCGTCATTTATGTTGGTCGGAAATGGCAAACGGGTACCGGCCGCGTCGTCACGGGACTATGGACAGGAACGGGGACAACCAACATTCTAATCGGTCACCACGGCAACGAGTACGAATGTGCTTACCTTGAGGGTTGGATCAATACACCAGGCGGACAACTCCCGGCCGGCACTGATTGGAAAATGTATTCCGCAGATGCGACAGCAAACGGGTTCGGTCGGCTATTCAGTGATGGCGTGTATCTGGGTCAAGCTTTGCCGAACACCACCAACGGCTGGAACGGCAATCTAAATATTAGCGGATGGACTAACGATGCTGACCCGGCACAGGCAATCTCGCAGCAAGCCGATTGTGAAATTGCCGAATTGGTAATGTACAACAGGAAACTGAGTGACGCCGAACGTCAACAAATAGAAAGTTATCTACGGGTCAAGTGGAAACCCATAACAGAATACAAGCCCATCAACACATCTGGTTGCGTGGTTTGGTTGGACGCTTCCCAGTTGACCGGTGCAGATGGTTCAACAGTTGCTGCATGGCCCAACCTCGGCAGTGGACCGCAGCCGACAGTTTTCGGTTCACCGAACCCAGTGATCCGCGCCAATGCCCTCAATGGCAAGCCGGTAGTAAAAACCACTGGTGCGCAAGGCACGTTTCGGTTTAGCGGACTTGGAGTTGATAAGGATTACACGGTGGCCATTGTCGCCCGCAAATGGACGACCAAGGCTGGCCGCGTCCTTGCCGCAAATTATACAGCAACGGCGAGCAATTGTTTGTTCGGATGGTGGAACGTACGGTCTGATTGTTCGTACATTGAGGGTTGGCTGACCCCGGATGATGTACACATCGACGATATGAACTGGCGATTTTACACGGGAGATGCATCGTCAACGGATGCGGCTCGATTATTCAAGGATGGTGTATTGTTGCGCGGTGGTGCTGCAACGCCAGCCGGTGGTCTCAAGAATACATTGTGCCTCAGTGGCCATGACGATACCAAAACAGAATCTGCTGATAGCGAGGTCGCTGAGTTAGTGGTATTCAACCGTCGACTGACTGATATCGAGCGCGCACAATTGGAACAGTACTTGCGTCTGAAATGGGCGCCACCATCGAAAGCATTTACACCGAGGGACTTTGGAGCCAACCTCCTCGGTTGGTTCGATGCACGAGATTCCAGCCAAGTCATCCTCGCTGGTGCTGGTGCAAGCCAGTGGAAGAACAAGTTCGGTAGCGCGCTGACACTGACACAACCGACAGACGCTGCACGGCCGACATACGCTGTAGGCACAGTGGTCATTAACAATTCTCAAAACTTTGTTGCGGCCAATGCTCCGGCGGCATTCGATATTGTCTGGGTAGGGAAACCTAGAGCACCGGTTGACCAAAATGATTGGAGAACATTGTTGCGCGGCAGTGCTGGGTTGCACCATATCATCTTGGAAAATGTCAGCCCGCGGATTGGTACTTATAACGCCGGTTGGTTTCCGGCGGTGGTTGTAAAACTCAGCCCGAGTAACATGACAGCGAACAATGTGCCAGCGCCTTATGTTACGTCGCAGTCGGATCAACTCAACGCCGATACGCCAGCATGGAAAGCGTTCGATGGAATTAGTGTCACCAACTATGCACACAGCGGCACACCGGTCACGCCCGCCAATCCGTACTGGATCAAGATTGATATGGGGTCTGCGGTCCGTGTTTCGTATTATAATTATCAAGCCCGCAATGAAAGCCAAGATTCTGTCATCCCTTATCAGCAATGGAAAAGCTGGACAGTTCACGGGTCAAACGATGACGCGGCATGGACGTTGTTGCACACTGTCACAAGTGTCCGGAATTTTGGGTTGGGAGAGAAACGGGCTTTTGCTATTTCACCGCCCGCAAGTTATCGCTACTGGAGATGGACCGTCACTGAGGGCACAGGGTACACGCCACCTTATGCTTGCGCTGCCGAGTTAGAACTTTACGATGGGCTAACATGGGATG